TGACAAAAAATTAATGGCATTAGGAAAAGTGCCTGTATCAAAAAACCTAACATAAGCAATATCATCAACGAAGCTATCATCATTGTTTTTAACAAAGTTAATAGCATAAGTGACTAGATAGCAGTTCATTTTGTTTTAATTTCTTTAATTCTCTTAATTCCATGCTTATCAGTTTCTATAATGGCTTCAACTTCTTTACATGACCATTTAGTAACATCATTAGTTCCATCACGTTCAACTTTACGTTTCTGTTCTAAGCAATCTGCGACATTTAATTTTGGGGAATAACCTTCTAGCTTACCATTCATATACATCAATAAAGCAAATACAGCTTCAAACATTATTTACCTCTTACTGTATCTAATTCTTTTTCTAGTTTATCTACTTTTTTTTCTAATTGATTAATTAGTACTTTGGTATGTACGTTTTCTTCTAGTTGTTTATTATGTTTTTCTATTGTTTTAGCTTGATACTCAATCAACATAAATAATTCTTGGTTTTTAGGAGTTTGATCTGCTTTTTTAAGTAAATCTTGAGCCATTAATTTTTCATTAGTCTCTATTCTATTTAATCTTTCAACGATTCCAAAGTAAGTCCAAACAGCTACAACGATAGCAGATACAATAGCTAAAATATTTTTAATAGGTAAAGATACTTGCGTTTGATCGCTTAATTTTAGACTATCCATTTTCTTGATTCTTGCTTATTGGTCTTGTTGCTAAACTTCTAGCAATAGATTCTCCAGAACGCCCAATGGTATAGCCACCCAAACCTACTGTGAGTAATGTCCAAACATCAGAAGGTAAATCTACTTGTGTTTTAACTTTTATAATAAGAAATAAAATTGGACTAAGAATATAATTCCAAGCTACAATTAAAATAAGTAAGTACATAAGAGTTGGTCGCCACCCAGATACGTACCAATTAGACTTAGCTTCAGCTTCAATAATTTTTGCAGATGCTTTCATTTCTTCTGTGCCAGATTGCATTAATTGCATATTCATTTCAGCTTTTAATTTTTCAGCTAAATCTTTATCAGGTATAGCTTTATCAACTGTTTTAAATATTGTTGTAAGGAGTGGTGCAAAAGCACTTAAAGCTGGTAGCATATTAATCTAAAGCACAAATGTTAATTTCGCCAGTTCCAGTAGTTTTAAGAAAAGCAACTTTTTGTCCACTAAGAAAAGAAAATATTACTTCTGAGTCTGCATTAATTAAAAAGCTATCTTCTGTGGCAGTAGGGTTGCTTCCAAAAGCTACGTGTGCGTGAGTTCCTTTAACTGCTATTCTTATTAATCCTGAACCAGTTATGATTGCTGATGATTGTGCTGATGAACTACCAAGAGTGTGAGTTTCTGGTGCAAAATCTGTGTCTATTCTTATAATATCCATAGTGTTCTCTAAATGTTCCTTTTTATACCATTTAAACCGACAAATTACCCCTAATTTTTAATATCTTAGGTTCTTTTGAGGTTATACCCATAAATAAGCCAATATGCCTAATAATGCGTCTAATATAATCTAAATGATATTATTTACTTTTAGTAGAATCTATAAGTAATTCTATATAGTGTTTTGCTTTTTCCAAGTCATTAACACCACCCTTCTCTTTAAATCTTAAAATATACTTTATGATATTTCCTTCTACAAATCCAATATTATTTTTGATGATAAATTCTACTGGTTGGATTTTGTAATTCTTGTAGTGGTTTCCACCAACTTGTTTTTTATAAGACTTCATAGATAGTTCTTCCGTTTCCTTTATATGCTCTTAAATATTGTTTTCTATTTCCTGATGGTTTGTAGCTACAATGTACCCACCCAGAATTAGGTTCTTCAGGTTTCCAAAATTCTAAAATACATTGGTCATAGTCTAAGTGATTAACTATCCAATCAGAAACTTCTTTATTAGGTATTCCTAATATTTCAAAATCTACTGCTTGTCCAAATGTGTGTTGTGATGTTACAGAACTTCCTATGGCTTTGCATAACTCAGGAGAACGATAGCCAGAAGTAATTGTAATTGGTTTGTTAAAATAGTTTCTTACTGGTTCTAAAATAAACTGGCATACATTTTGTAGATTAACCAGAACTTCATCAGTTGGGGTATTGTCTATTTGTAATCTGATTGCAGTATCAGAATAGACAAATTCTCTTAGAGAAAAATTTAAACTAACTTGCCTATCCATTTGCCTTCTTTGTTAAGTACCATTGGCATTAGTCTTGGAGTAGAATCTACGATCATTCCACAACCCATTATAAATTTTGTTTTAAAGTTTTTAGAATAAGTAAAAGCCATATTAGTTTGTTGGATTAAACAACCTACTTGCATAGCAAAGAATAGTGCATCAGGGTTAGCCCAGTATTCTATTTTAAATTTAGAATGAAAATGTCCCTGAACACAACTCATTCCATTGATTTGAGATACTTTAGTTACATCAGCAGATATTCCATGAGTAAAGAAACATCTTTGTTTATTAGGAAGTGAAAGAGTTAAGTTGTCTACCCAGTTCCATTTTTTAACATTTAAGAACTCGTTGTATTCTTTTAGATAACCTCTAGGGATTCCTGATTTAATTGCTCTACGATAAACTAAGCTAGAATGATTTGAGTCTAACAAAGTCATTTCAGGAAATATTGATTCTAATTCTTTTATAAAATCTTTTGCTCTAACAAGTTCATGTCCAGCAGAAGCTAGATCAGGGTTATGATCGTGGAATGATAATGCGTGGCAATCTATTTCATCACCTATGTTTACAATCGTATCTGGTTTGTATTCTTTTTTAATTTCTTTTAGGAACTCAAATGAATCTTCTCTATGATATGGAATGTGTAAATCTGATATGACTAAGATTCTTTTATTCATAACTAACTACTAGTTGTATTCGGCTTTTTAAGCAATACTTACTTAGCCAAAAATATTGTGATTAAAGCCAAAGATAAAGCACCAAGTCCACAAAGTATAGACCAAAATAAAGATTCTACTTTTTTCTCCAGCTTATAAACTGAACAACCAAGTATTTTTATTTCTCTTTTAATTCCTGTAATATGCCCTTTAAATGTAAGAGATTGAATCTCGTCTGTATTCTTTTTTGTCATTGTCTTTATCGGTACATTTGCAAGACTTTAAAAGACAACAACTGCCATCAGCTAATCTATAAATGCACGTTAAATATTGTGCAGTCCTTTTATCAGACAATTAAGTTTAGATAAAGTTATTTGTTAAAAGTCTTTTGTATGTCCGAATAGAAGTCTTTGTAAAACTTTTGAACATCTTTTAAATATGTTTCGTAGTTTTGTTTTAGTTCTTCGTAAGTCGGTAGTTTAAATGTAAACATTTTTTCTCCTATTTAGTTTTAGGATATATATGTTGCGTTGCAACAAAAATCAAGACTACTTAATGTTTAAATGTTCTTTAACTGATTCAATAATGTACTTAGCTATCTCCCACTTCCATTCTGCGTATAAGCCAAGTATTAATCCTAATATAAAATATATCATATTTTTTTAATTACTTCGTCTAATGTTTCTAAAACTTCCCAACCAGTAGTACCATTATGAAGTATTGTTGTATTTTTGTTTGTACTAAAAATAGATGTTATATTATTGATGTTTAAGTAGATAGCTTTTCCTTTAAAGTCAGGATTATCAGCAACATTAGTAAATCCAATAAACTTATCAGATTTATTGTCTAGTTTTAATTTAGTGATTTTTTGTTTTTCTAACTTAATTACTTTTGACATTTTCCTTCCTATTTAATTATATTGTTTTAATTTCCCAATTTATAATAGATTCATTCCAAGAATAATATTGATTATCTTCTAATTCTGTTGTTGGTCTAGCAATTGGTGATTCCCAACGACAAGTATCTTCGTTTAATACCCAAGAGTTAAAAGGTTTTGGTGGAATAAAAGCATCTCTAGTTTGGTCGTATTGAAATCCTATTCCTGCGTAATTTTTTCTAATGTTATTATTGTATGAAGTTTGTTTCCAAACATCTCTTGTATTATAAAGTTTGTTAATAAAATCTGAACCAGCTTTTTCAGTTGTTGCAATATCATTAGATACTACAATTACTTGTTCAACTATATTTCCTACTCCTAATTTTGCAAAGTGTGCCATAAATTATCCTGTATAAGTTCCACTTGAGTTATAAATTAATACTGTATCTGTACCATCTGTTGTTACTGTTGGAGAACCAGTTGTAGTTCCTGAGTAATTAGCAGTTGCCATACGAAGTATTACAACTCCTGAACCACCAGAAGCACCAGTAGTAGCTACACTTCCTCCGCCTCCTGAACCTGTATTTGTAGTTCCTGCTGTTCCAGCACCAGAAACTCCTCCTGCCCCACCTCCACCAGTTCCTCCAGCATTAGCAGTACCACTTACGTTTCTACCTCCTCCACCTCCACCTGCTCTTGTAACTGATGAACCTGTTATAGAAGAAGCTAAACCATTTCCTCCAGCACCAGCTTGTGAAGCTGTACTATTTCCAACGTCAGAACCTTCTGCACCAGCACCTCCTCCGCCTCCGCCTTGACCACCTACTGGGTTTTGATCTCCAACACTTCCTGCTGTACGATAACCAGCACCTCCTTGAAAACCTTGATTAGCAGTTCCTGATGCTCTAGTTGCTGAATAAACATTTGCATCAACACCTCCACCTCCGCCTGAACCACCAGAACTACCTACAACTTGACCATTTTTACCAGCACCACCACCAGTAGATGTTATTGTTGTAATTCCTGTTCCTGATATTGAAGAATCTGTACCATTTGTTAAACTAGCACCACCACCTCCTACTGTAACTGTATAAACTATTCCTCCAGTAATTGTTAAACTTGTTTCAGAAGTTCCACCACCACCTGAAGTTTCTGTTAAGTATGAATTTCTATATCCTCCTGCACCTCCAGCACCACCAGTAGAAGTAGCACCTCCTCCTCCTCCACCACCAGCTATTACTAAAAAATCTACTGAATAAGGAACACTTAAAATTTTTGTTCCTTCATTTACTGCCGATACTGATAACCAACCTTGTGTTGCGTCTATATATGTAAGTATAACACCTTCTCTTTTGCCAGAAATTGTTACATTATTTAATTGACCCTCTATTTTATTTCCATTAGGAGAAATAGTAAGTTTATTTGTATCAAAAGTTCCTGCGTAATCCACTACTGCTACTTGTTGTCCAGCAGTTGGTGTTGCAGGTAAAGTTACTGTAAATGCAGATGAAGTTGTATTGCAAAAATATCCTTCTCCAGCAACAGCAGTAAAACCAGAAGTTTTAACTGAAGATTGAAAAGCTATACCAGCAGAAGGAGTTATAAAAGATAATACACCAGAACCATTTGTTGTTAATACTTGTCCATTAGTTCCGTCAGCAGTAGGCAAAGTAAAAGTTAAATCAGCAGATAAAGAAGCTGGTGCTTTTAATGCTACATAGTTTGTTCCATTAGCTGTTGTTTCTCTAAAACGAATTTCTTTTTGATTATCTATAATTAAATTTACTGTTGATGTAGAAGCTGAATCTGTAAGTGTTAAAACTGTTCCTGTTGCAGTTGTAGATAGTCCAGTAATTGATACTGTTGAATCTAACCAATTTACTGTGTTAGCTGAATGGTCAATAGTTGCTAAAGATATATCATCAGCACCATCATAAT